TTAATGATGACCATCCAGAAAGACCTATAAGCGGTAAAAATTTAAGGCAGTCACTAACTGCCAGAGCTAGGGGTACGGCAATTGCAGAACTCACTAGAGGGGCGATTGTAGATAGAAGGTTTATAGAGCAAGCTGAAGAAAATTATAGATTGCTTTACGGTGAGGAATAAAAAGTGCCCCCCAGAGGGGGGCTAAATCCTCTGATAAGGAAATGATGCGCGGCTATGGTACCACAGTTACTTTAGCCGCCAAACCCGAACGCCATACTTACCATCCTCTACACGAACACGTTGTTCTATATCTTTCCTAGTTATCCGGGCAGCTCTGGTTAAATGTTCGATAGCTTTTGCAGTGTTTATGCAGGGTATAAATACTGAAGCTCCGGGTTTAAACTTATCCCAATCGACAACGATACGTACGCCGTCAGGGGATATATCAGTTAACATTACTCTTGTCATCTGGCTCCTCGTCACTCCAAGACAACTCGATCACTGCCTGATAAGGTAAGTTCAATTTAGTACCTTTACCTAGACGCATCTTAGTAGACTTACCTTTAAGCTGTAGTTTTATCAATTCCCGTACCGCTTCGTAGTGGTGACCCTTCTGCAAACACCACTCTTTGAACGGAGCGGGTCGTAGGTACAGTTTATTAATGTCGTACTCATGCCTCCCAACCCAACGGTATGAGGGCATAGCATCCGGCATGATAAGGTTTTCCATCTCAGGATCATTTACCCGCGCGTCCTGCGTGCTCTTTACTCGTAATATGCCCCGTGGGTTATCGGCAATGTAATCGGCAATCAAACTATGTATATCAATAGTCATGCTCTGCATATTTTCTCTAGCCAACTTTAGTTTCTTAACAATCCAAGCGTATAACGCATCCAAATCCCAATCTAGTAAGCCAATGCTCTTGGCGACCATAACCCCAGCATACGTACAAGCACACTCTGCAACCCAAAATCTATGCTGAGAATCTAAATTTGCCGCTTTTATCATTGCGTCTCTTGTAGCTAAAACAAGTTTTTCTGTCGCCTTTAGGTTTTTAAGAACATGTTGTATGTATGGTTCGCCTGCATGCCCGTAATTACTAGCTAAGTCTTCCTGCAATGTGTTAGCTAACGCAGTATCTTCCTCTGAAAACAACTTCTTAGTGGCCGTAGCTTCCATACTTCTACCCACTTCACCCTCAGAGTGCTCTCTGTGCGTAGCTAGAATATCGTGCAAACTAAGGTTGCCCGTCGTACCTATGATAAACGCCCAATCCATACCTCTATATCGTTCGGAGTTTTGGCCTTGATTGTTCATCCTGTTTTTCTGCTCACCGTCAGTTGCGGCGTAACAAAACTCACTGGCGGCTTTACCGTCGTAGTTAGTAATCTCGTCTATGTAGAACGGTAAGTTCTTCCATATCTCTGCACGATTCCACGCAGAGTTTCCTGTATCCTTACCACGTAGTACTAACTTCTTATGGTAGCCCCATACTGATGCCCCTCCATACATGCCTGTGGTTTTTCCGTAGCCTGACTCTTTACTCATTAGATGGTAGATAGCACCCGATATGTTAGGTATGAACGCCATAAGAGGAGCACCAAAAGATATGCCAAACATAAACTGATGCTCTTCAAAGTCGGGTCGGTTGTAGAACTCTGTTACTTTCTTCCAGCCATCTAGTGTACCCTTCTTCTGAAACATAGGTAGGTACTGTGCCGTACGAGCACTTGGTGGGGCTACCTCAACTTTGTCTGCAAATATCTCTCGCTCACCTACCACAAACGACTCCATACCCTCTGTCCAACCGAACTGTGTATGCACGTCGATCATGTCTTGAGTTTGTTTTAGTTGCTCAATCCACCTACCGATGTATGTCATAAGTGCGTCTGCCTGTCTTGTAAGCACAAATATATCGTTTAATCCCATAGCCTTACGAAACTCCTCTTTAGAAGTTATTTTGGTCATGGGTAAAACAAATGTCTGTATGCCCTCTCTTTCCGTATGATGTTTGAATTCAAAGGATGGCCCTTCGATCGGGTCACGTAATCTCTTGGTGACGTACAAGTCTCTCTTGTATATTTCCTGCTGGTCTATGTTTCCGTGTTCGTCTTCCTTTTCCAAGTAAACACCACCGTTTGCCCCACGTTTGTATGGGTACGGATACGCCGGTATAGTAACTTTAGTAGGAGGGAGAGCTTCGACAGGAACTTCTTCCTCTCCCTCCATCATAACCTCCGGCTCATCATAGACCGTAACTTCCACCTCTTGGGTTTCGGCCATGCGCACTTCCATGCACAGACTTATAGGAGACTTGATCTTGCCCTTGTGCGGACAGCCTTCACATCCTGACGGATTGTCGGATTCAAACGTAGAACACAGGTGTGGGTATTCAATCGGTGCAGCTACTTTGTCGGTTTCCTCCGCACTGTAGCCTTCGTACTTACTGGAGATTAGATGGATTGATTGCGCCCCGTCTTCCTCACAGTGTTTAGCAATTGACAGTACGTGTAGCCAATCGGAATACGACAGATCATTAGGTTGCATAATTGCACGATTGACTTGTGCGCAACCTTTCCCTGACGCCGTAGCAATCAGTAGTTTAGAGAAACGTGTTGTGTATTTGCTCTGACCAACTGCGCGTGCCATGTCTTTGGCATCTTGGTCTGTGTACTCTCTCGCGCTAGTAACTGGTGTCACTTTTGCGGGGAGCTTTTCTGCAAACTCGTCTAGGTCAATGTAATCCTTGACCTTACCCACAACCTTAACGTCACGCGCTGGGTCATCCTTAAAGTTGTGCGTGTTTGGTACGCGCAGTATACGTGCTGCATCCGCAGTCACTACAGGATCAGCATCTAAACCGAATTCGGCGCACGCCGTCTTCAATCTTTCCGCTACAGGTAACCATTCCTGTCTGGAATACGGGCGTGACAAAACCCAGTAAACGTGAAGCCCACGTCCTGAGTTTACGATAGTAGTACAGGCAGGTAGGCCGTACTCATGTATAAAATTATGTAACGCAATTAGTGCATCGCGCTGTGTTTCGTAGGGTTTGCCGACTCCACAATCAACATCTAGGAACAGAGCTTTCATTTGTAAGACGTTTTCGGCCTTACGATTTACATCCTCCACATACGTGGCCGGAGTGTAATAAGCATCGTACCCTTCAGCATCAAATTCATGCGCAGCATTAGCAGCCGCATCTACTGAACTATAAAATTTCTGTATTGTTTTGCCGTCTTTTATCCCTACTATGCAATAGTACCCTTCGTTTCCGGCAATGGTACTAAGAAACTCCTTAGTTTCCATAAGATTCCCACATCAGAGAAATAGGGGCACCGTAGTGCCCCATTGTTTTTAGTCATCAAATTCATCAAGCAAACTTGCAAGATCGACATCGGCTGGTGCTTCAACCTTTTTCTTTTTAGATACCTTGACCTTGGGTTCCTCAACTTCTTCTGCTACCGCCTCTACCGCTTCTACTTTTGGCATTTCTATCTTGGGTAGTGCGGGAGTGCTATCTTCTTTCGGTTTAACAGTAAGTGCAATAAGTTTCTCAGTGTCTTCCGACTGCTGCACATCTATTGCAATTTTAAGTTCGTCTTGCTCCAACACACGTACTGGTTTGAAACACAGCTTAGGTGTAGATGAGTCTGTATCAAAACGAATTTCTGTAAGTAAGGAAGCCAGCGGAGCTTTCTGGGAATCTAGGAAACGTGCATACGTTTGTAGCCCCATCTTCTGCTTGTTGTCACCAAACACACTAGTAGCTGGTAACTGTAGCTGGTAAACCTCGTTCGACTTTATGTTGCCATCGGCATCCGCAAGCAGTACCGCAACACGTTGTGAGTACCGACACGCACGGCCTTCACCCATACCAGAACCTTTAATGTTTTGAGGACAATCAAAACATGTCTCTGACTGACGGTCTCCATCAGCTACTTCTTGAGAAGGACGGCCTGTCTGTGTATCAGCAGACCAACACGTAGGAGGATTAGTAGCGCCAGCAGTATACTCACCAGCAAAATACATACGTGAGATTGGGGCTGTCTTTACCAGAACCACGTTTATAGCACGTTGCTCTAACTCGCCAACTTCCTGACCGCTAACTACCTTACGGAATACGCCGCCACGAATACTAAGTCTGTTAACACCTCCAACAGACCCTCCCCTACCAGACGCATTTGTATCTGGCTGTAGCTGCCCGAGTAAACTTTTATACTCATCAGGCATGTTTTCAAACATAGTTATATTACTCATACATCATCCTCATCGCTGAAATCCAGTTCAAGTTGAACGGGTTCGTTTTGGTCTGTATCGACCGGTTCTGGTACTTCCTGTTTCAAAGCTGCTACCACTTGCGGAATGTTAAATCGGTATGTGTTTGCCACCTTTATATAAGTGTCTTTAGGCACATACCCTTTAGCTACCCATTCGCGGACGGTAGGGACTTTGACATTCAAGTACTTAGCTAGTTCCTCAAACGAGACATAACTGTCCGTCATTTCTTTCTCCGTACTGTCACAGTGTATTCGCTATCACTATTTAGCCCCGGTGGTAGCAGTTCGGGGTTCTCCTCAAGAAACTGCTTCATGTTTCCTTGATGGATTCTTTTCTCAAGCAGATCAGGGACTTGGTGCTCAAGGATAAACTTACCCATGGCTTCCCAATCGTTTGTTGAAAACTTGGATTTAACAGAGCGGTAGAACGTACCGTTCTCTGTACGAACAGATTCGACACCGTTATCTTTACAGTGCAACAACAATACTTGTTCTATCTTTTTGAGCTTAGTGTTAAGCTCCTCTTCCTGCTCTTTGAGAGCAGCTTGTACTTCAGCCTTCTTGTCTCTGATCTTTATGTAGACCGAGACCAACCTATCAAGGTCGTAAGTTATCTCAGCAGGCATCGCATCATCTCCACAATTTATAATAGTTTAGCTAAGTTCTCCTTGGTTTGGCGCAGTTTAGTCTAGTTTTTATTATAGTTCAAGCACATTAGTGTATAAATCGATCATCTTGGAATGGACGTTTATTCGATCGTCCAACATCTTGTATATGTGCCTTTCCACCCTAGAACCTTCTAGTTGGATTACGGTACATGGATGTTTCTGCCCAGTACGGTGTACACGAGCGTTGGCCTGTGCGTAGGTTTCCAAAGAAGATGTTGGCCCCCACCATACAATCGTGTTTGCCGCAGTTAGTGTTACACCGTGTGCAGCCGCTTGCGGTTGGATTATCAGGACTCTAGGGTCTGGGTCATCTTGGAATCTACCAAATATCTCAGTGCGTTTGGACGCACTCACATCACCTCTGATAATCTCGTTTGTGATACCGTCAGCTTTTAGCTTCTCAGCCAGTACGTCAATGACGTGCTTGAACGGTACAAAGATAAGAACCTTCTGGCTGGACTCGTCGATCACCTCACGTAGAACCTTGTACCGATTCTTAATATCAAACTCCACCGTCTCTCCAGTGTCGGTATACACCGCACCGCAGGATATTTGTAAGAGCTTGTTCATGTTAACAGCAGCATTAGCAGCAGAAATTTGTTCCCCTGCCGCTACCGCAACCATCTGGTCTTTAAGGGTCTTGTAATATTTCTTTTGCTGTGGGGTTAGTTCGACCTCACGTTTTACGTAGGTCATGTCAGGTAAGTCTAGGCACTCATCTTTCGTAAACCGAATAGCCGGTTGGAGTGCATTGAATACTGTATCTGTAGCATCTGGTTTGGGTAGCCACTTAAACTGTGTAGCCTTGAACATAACCTTGTCCCTGAACGCCCCAAAGAATCTGGGCACGCCAGCAGGATTAACAAGTTTAGCTATCCCATACGCATCTACGGGAGACTGCGCGGCTGGAGTACCGGTCATCATCCACAACCAAGTATCGGGTTTGAGTAGAGAGTTCAGTACTTTCCAGCGTTTAGATTGCGAGTTCTTGTAGTGGGTAGCCTCGTCTACAATAATCAAGTCGAACCCACCCGCTTCGATATCGTCTTTGACTATCTCCACGCCGTCATAATTGATAATGACGTACTCGGCTTCTCCGTTGATTATCTCCTGCCGTTTCTTTTTAGAGCCGTGTGCTATGTCTACTGTGCGGTGCATAGCAAACTTAAACAAGTCAGCCCGCCACGCCGAATCCATAATAGATATGGGGCAGAT